CAATCTCGCGCGGAGAAGAAAGTATATATAAATAATATTATTAATAATAAACAAAACGAAAAGAAACAAGAAGCGACTGACTGTGAGCGGGAAGAATATTTTGCTCGATTCTGGGAAGCATACCCAGTGAAGGTGAAAAAGCCTGTAGCTAAAATCGAGTGGAACAAGCTGGTTGATCCATGTGTGGAGCTGTACGAAAAAATCATAGCTGCTGTTGAGCAGTATAAACAGACAAGCCGTTGGAAAGAGAACAACGGGGCTTATATTCCATACCCTGAAACATTCTTGCAGGACAGGCGTTGGGAAGATGAGATACGTGTTACAGAGCAGAAAAAAGAATGGGCATGGTGAGGTGATTTGAATGCTTGATATAGGCGATATAGAGGCTGCGTTTGTGGTATGGCGAGCAGCTGGCTTAACTCCACCACCGATGAATGATGTGCAGCGGGAAAACTTTATGGCTAAAACGTTGGAACAATACAAGTATACACAGGTCAATGATTGGGCGGAAGCTGTTGAGTGGGTGGCTAATAACAATACGCGCTGGGCAACGTGGTTCGACATCAATACAGCGCTGTCTATAGTCCGGCAGAATAAAATCGGCGCAGAGAAGAAGGCTATTGAGCGTAATTCTAAAGCGGCAAACGAGTTTGTTAAAAAGTTGTTTGCTGATCTTGCTGCCGGTAAAACATTTGGCGAACTAAGGCAGCCAGTGAGCGATAAAGTTAGAGCTGCAGCAAAGAGGATTTTTCCTGATGCCGATGATAGCTTTATAAAGCGTAATTACAACGATATCAGCTTTATCGCAGACGTTGAACGAAAATGCGCTGAATGTATTAACACTGTTGATTGCCCATACAGCGGACATCAACCGTTTTTGAGAGTAGACAAAGAAAGCGGATTTACTTATGTGGTTGCTGATCGTGAGCGGTGTTATAAATATCATCCGTTAGTGCCTGATGTAGTACCAAAACGGTCAGCACGTCGTCAAGGTGATTTAGCTAAAGTTTAAAGGAGCGGTAACTATGAAAAAGTATGAGTTGACAGCAGAGTTTATAGAAAAATGGGGCAAGAAATTATTTAGGATTAAGGCTTTAATTAGCTTTGGAAGTGTTGAAGCTGGTGAACTTGGTGGATATGTGGAAAAAGAAGATAACTTAGCGCAAGATGGCGACGCTTGGGTGTACGGCGACGCTAGGGTGTACGGCGACGCTTGGGTGTGCGACAACGCTAGGGTGTGCGGCGACGCTAGGGTGTACGGCGACGCTTGGGTGTACGGCGACGCTTGGGTGTGCGACAACGCTAGGGTGTACGGCGACGCTTGGGTGTACGGCGACGCTAGGGTGTGCGGCAACGCTGAGGTGTGCGGCAACGCTGACTATTTATTGATCGGTCGCATTGGTAGTAGATTTAGTTTTACGACATTTTTCAAAAATAAAGACAAAGGTATAACAGTGTCTTGTGGTTGTTTCTTAGGGACTATTGCCGAATTTAGAGCTAAGGTTACCGATACACATGGAAATAATAAGCACGCAAAAATGTATAACCTTGCTGCAGATATGGCAGAACTACAGATTTTAGGCGAAGAACATTTTGACAAGCTGAACACTAATAAGTCAGAACCATTTTGAGGTGAGATCATGAATTGCGATATATGCCATAAGGATACAACGGCGGGTAGTCACGTAAACAGAGGTCGATATTTTGAGGTGCATATTTGCCCGAGCTGCTTGATGTGGTCCGATGATACACGGGCCGTGAAGGCACGGGAGACAATTCAAAACTTCAAGAATTTGAGATTTTTGGAAGATATTAGTATAAGTCATGAAGGGACTGAAGCACAATGACTAAGCGTGAAACAGTATACACATTATTATTTATCTTTGCTGCAGGTTTCCTATGGCAGCTCGGTTGTGCTTTAGCTGAGGTTTTTGTAGAGTGGCAGATCTGGCGATAAGTTAAAACGGCCGCGCATACTAACTATATACAAGCATAAAGGGAAGTATACCCCTGCGGAGGTGATTAGCCCGTAGGGGGGCGGCCTTTTAAATATAAGTTTGGAGTGGTTAAATGTGAAATCCTTGGATATAAAAGCCATGATGGCAATGATTAAAGATGAGCCGGAGGATCAATATATACCGGTATTAAAGTCAGTACTTCTGCAGGCTTTGACGGAACTCAAACATCTGCGTCGGAAAAATAGTCAGCTCGGCGGTAAAAATGCCCGGTTAAGGCGAGAGAAGAAAGCTCTAGAAATTATGTTATCGGCGGTAGTAATAAATGACGACGTGGAATGAACTGCCGGCACACCTTGTAAGTAAAATTCGTTCGGACAGCGTAACGGCGCCGGCGAATTTACCCGGGGCTGTACCTGTGCTGAAATATGGCAATGCAATAACTGAGGTTGACGGGATTCGCTTTGATAGCAGGAAAGAAGCAAAATATTATGAGGATTTACTTTGGCAGCAGCGTACCGGTGCAGTAAAAAGCATTGAATTACAGCCAAAATTTGTTTTACAGCCTGGCTACGAGGTCGCAGGTAAAAAGATAAGGCCGATTATTTACAAGACAGATTTCAAGGTAACAGAAGCTGACGGGCATATATATTACGTCGACACGAAAGGGATGCGGACGCAGGTGTATCTGATCAAAAAGAAGATGCTGCTATATCGTTACCCGGACATTGACTTTAGAGAAGTTTAAGGCGGTGGAGTAATGGAGAAAATTAAAAGTCTTGTAGGCATGGTATCGAAAAAGAAGTTTTTTTCGGCCTGCAAATGCTATAAAGATAATAGATATGGCGGCATTAATTGCGTTCGCCCACAACTTTCTATAGATGAAGAAAGTCATTTAATATTTTGCGACCGATGCGGTGCTATTGTAGATCCGTTTGCAGCAATGCTCATGGTCGCAATTTTTGAAAAACGGCAAAACCGTGAATGGGGTAGATACATGGAAAGTGCTAGACGGTTTTGGAAAATAGCCCACAGCTATAAACCATACAGAGTAGCACTTAAAGAAATGGAAAAGAATATGGGTCGGGGTAATAATGCTATGTTGCCCTGCTGCCCAAAATGTGACAGAGCATTTGATCCTGCAGATATCAAAGCGTATGTTAATAAAAAATATGTCTGCGACTAAGGCGGTGGAGTAGATGAAAGCGTATTGCTGTAAGGAGCGTGACGGTGATGAATACGCCGTTATTGTATACGGAAAACAAGAGGTCAAGCAAAACGAGAAGGGGCTAGCGAATTGGATATTGATTTTTTAGATGCCAACGTTAGCCGATTACCGTGGGCGGACGAATACGGCAGTATCAATAATCTTCCGTTAAAGGTCTACTTTGAAAACGGGTGGTTTTGTGAGTGCTGCAAGTGCGGAAGGCGTATCGACGTTGATAGTGAGTACCCGGAAGGTACTTTGGGAAAGTTTGACTATTTGTGTGACGAATGTAGAAAGGCGGTGGAGTAGATGAAAAAAACTGAAATAAAGTACGTAGGTTGGTGCCATGAGTGCAAATGCCTAGGAAGTTTTATTTGTGGTAACTGTAAGCCTAATGAGAAATACAGTTTTGCTAGACCTTCTGAATTTATGCCTAAGGACAAAAAACGTTGGGTAAGAATGGAGGAATAAAAAATGAAATACTTAGACTATTGTTATTTATGCATTAATAACAGAAAGGACAGTGAGTTGAGCGAAACCCCAGAATGTAGCAACTGTATTCAGCTTACTGTTATGTCTATGCCAACTAAGTTTAAATCGCGTAGGATTACTTGGGCTGACAGAACGGAGCAAAAAAAATATGATAGCAATTAAAGAAATGGATATGCCTGAGAATTGCTTAAAGTGTCCTTTTATAGATGAAAGTGGGCAGTATTGTCAAGTTGATGGCAAAGCATTAGTGCCTAATATTCTTTGTATAGATATCGAGGGCGTACGAGAGAATTTTAAGGTTTTAGAAAGCGGTAGACATACATATTGCCCATTAATTGAGATCAAGGAGTGTAAAGAACAATGAATATCATGGATGTTATTTATTTACTAATGAATTGTGTCGTTACAGCATCTATTACTGTGACTATAGCGTCAGCTCTTTGGTCTATATTGGTACTTCTGACTGACAGCAGTGACAGACATAGCCGCTTATATGTCATTACTTACACTACAGGGGCTATAACACTTATATTATTTGGAATAAAATTTCTCGTAGGATGGTTGAAATGACCAATCATAAAATATGTGTTTACAGACAAGGCGGCATAAAAAATGTATGAAATAGGACCGAATTTATCAATGGTATTAATGGCTATATTGACCGTAGTTTTTATAGCTGTTTTTGGATATTTTGACACAAGAAGGTGAAGAAAAATGCGTGAAATATTATTTAGAGGTAAAGACAGTATCACTAAAAGTTGGGTATATGGGGCACTTGTACAACAACAGGACGACCCTTTAAAAGAAAAAGCGTTTATTATTAGTTATTCAAATTATCAGTTTGGTGATTTTTCAGAAGCGGTTATGCATGAAGTTGACCCTGAAACTGTTGGTCAGTGTACTGGGTTTGGTGATAAGAACGGCAACAAGATATTTGAAGGCGATATCGTCTGTATGGACGATTGGATACCACCATGTATGCAGGTAGCTTATGCACAGGGAGCTTTCTACTTAGCGGAAATTGAAAAACCAGTTAAATATTATGGTGACATTTATTATTTAAACCATGGTGGGAAACCTTATGCAAAAGTTATCGGCAATATCTATGATGATTTGAGCTACTAAAGGAGCGGTGAATAATATGGAATTGATAGATAAAGATGCTTTAGTGGAATATTTAGAGAGAATGGGAAATGAAATATATCCAGGCAATGATGAATATTTTCTAGGACAGAAAACAGGTTTAATGAAAGTCGTTGGTGTTGTAATAACCTTTCCTGCAGTAGAGGAACGTGAGCAAGGATGTTGGAAAAATGGCTGCTGTACCGTATGTGGTGAATCTGCTGCAACCGATAGCCACTTTGACTTTATACCCGAGGAAGAGCAGAAATATTGCTGGAATTGCGGGGCTATTATGGACGGTGAAACCGAATGAACATACTAAAGATAGAAAGAGCAATAGCTTTATTAAAACCAATCGTTTGGAAAATGCCTGTGAATAAGAAAAGAGAGGCTTATATAACTTTATTGACAGCTGCTCAAAAGCAACTACCACAAGAAGTAAATTTGGTAGTCGAAGAGCATTTTATACCAAACTGTCCTTTCCCACAACAAATACCTAAAGGCTGGGCATGTCCTGTATGCGGACGTGAGGTAGATGATGATGCTCACTACTGCAAATACTGCGGTCAAGCTATATGTGATGATTAAGGAGTGAAGACATGAATTATCCTGATCTAATAAAATGGATATTTGAATTTGTATATGAACATTGGATATTAACGTTTTTGTTTATATTAGTTTTAAGAAGGTTTAGTATTTTTACAATAAATCTATCAGATAAGAAGAGCGATACAAATGTTATTAACAATAGAGAGCAAGTTTAATATAGGGGATAATGTGCATGTGCCTAAGGGAGAATGTAAAGTACTTGGTGTCAAACTAGATTCTAAAGGTATCTTATATTTGCTTGAAAGTGCAGACGGTACGAGAGAATGGGTGCAAGAATATTGGGTTGTTGAGGGCGAACAAGAACATAAACACGAAGAGTTTAAGGAGGCTATTTTGAACCAACTCGTAGAAGACAGCATAAATCCTTTTGGAGCATTATTTAGGCGATTAAAAAAGAAAAGCTAGAAGGAGACTGATATGCTAATAGAACGGTATATTAAGCATGTAGAGCGGTACTTTTGGGATCGTAAGCAAATACAAAAAGTTGTTGATGAAGAAAAAGAGCAACGTACTGCAAGGAAAGGGCATACGGGCGGTGGGGGTCATGCTTTTATTAGTAATCCAACAGAAACAGCAGCATTAAAAAACATTGAGCCAGTACGTATGATATCGTTTGGATATGGACCATATCAGTCGATAATAATGAACCCGGATCTATGGCTTGAAGTTGTCGCAGAAACCTATAAGATACATGAGAATCAGCTTACTGGTAAAGTTATGTATCAAAAATATGAAAAAAGGAAGCCGATGAAAATAATTGCAGAATTAACCGGCGTAAATAGAGATACCTGTTATGAATTTCGTAAGGAGTTTCTCCGAGATGCTGTTGGTTTGGCATTGAAAAAAGGTTTGATAAAATAAAAAAGTTTCCGACATATTACCTGTTTTGATGAGTTAAAATAGTATTGTAAGTAAGTGGGCTTACAACAAAGCCCGTGTAGCTCAGACCACGGGTACGGCATAGATGGGGAACACCTATCCACGCTTAAAGGTGCGTGTGTTGTTTGGGTAATCCGGCAACTGCTCGACCCTGCCGTTGGGGTGATACAGCGGCATATTTAATTGAGGTACTAACATGTTAAAGCAAACATTAATGTTTTTAGTAGCCCTAACCTTGATAGAGGGATATTGGAAGGCTGTAGAAAGAGCTATAGACGGCTATGTAACAACACGACCAGTTGATCTTGTTATAGGCGTAACATGGGCAGCAAGCGTGGTGTGGTGTAGTAAATAATATTGGAGAGTGCTTAAAAATGAAATATAAAAAGAAACCAGTATCTGTAGAAGCATTTCAATTTGATGGTGATTTAAAAGGAAGTGATGGCAAATATTATGTGCCAGAGTGGGCGGTAAAAGCATTTGAAGAAGGAATTTTGTACTTTGATGCCTTAACTCCAGATACTCCACCTATTGAATTGTTTATTAGAACTCTTGAAGGTACGATGCATGCGCCAGTCGGAAGTTATGTTATACAAGGAGTACGTGGAGAAATTTACTGCTGTAAAGAAGATATCTTCCTTGAAACTTATGAGCCTGTCTTGGAGAGTGATTAAATGTTAGTAAAAGAACTAATAGAAAAGCTCAAGGAAATGCCTCAAGATGCACTGATAGTAGTACCTGGCGATGGTGATTTTGCCGTTGCCGAGTGGGTAGAATTAGAAAAGAAAGAGAGCGCGGATCGCTTTATAGAAGATGCAAATCAAACTTCAGTGGTATCGATAACTTAATAATAACCACTTAATCTACATAAATAATTTAGTCTTAAAAAGCCGTTAAAATACGGCAATATATATTAGAATTTAGCATATAGAATAAGAGGTGTGATGATGAACGATATCTGTATGGTATCTCCAACTCTCGATAAAGAAAAAGGCTCGTTAGAAAAACAAATAGAAACCATTGAACGTCTTACTAGGACATTAAATTTAAGTATTGAGAATACGCAGATGTTTATATTTAGTGATCCTAATAGTGGTAGTGTTGTCTGTAAGGAAGAACATCTTGCTTCAAACAGCCTAGAGGGAAGGTTAGACGATCTTGCTTCTGAATTAGAAAAAATCGTATCAAAGAGCAATCTAATTAATGACATTTTAAGAGACAAGTTAGGAACAATGACTCTCTAATAACTTAATACACAGCACTTAACTTCGGTTAGGTGCTTTTTTATTTGCAAGGTGGTGATAACAGATGGCAAGAGGAAGACCGAAGAAATTTGACAGCGTAAGTGAAATGCAGAAAAAGATAGATGAATACTTTGAAAGCAGAGATAAAGCCGGTCTTGGATACACTATTACTGGGCTAGCATTGGGGCTGGGAATGACAAGAGAAACTCTTTTGCAGTATGAAAAAAACAGTGAATTTTCTGACGCTATAAAAAAAGCGAAAACGAAAATAGAAGAATCGCTTGAACAGAGGCTTCTGGATGGCAAGAACGTTGTAGGTGTTATCTTTAATTTGAAAAATAACTTTGGATGGAAAGATCAACAGCAAGTAGAACACTCTGGAGCGGTAGATATAGTAACAATGCTGAAGAAAGCCCAGGGACGAGTGGAGAGGGGCAAAGCATGATAGAAAAAGAACTGATTGAATTTATTGCACAGTTTGAATATGATCCTGCTGGCTTTGTGAAAGCTATGTATCCATGGGGAGAGGGAGAGCTGGAGAATAAATGGCCGCAAAAGTGGCAGCTTGAACTCATGGAAGAGCTTGCGGCTAGTATGAGAGATGACCCGTGCAGGCTTATTCGAAACGCGATATCTTCCGGGCATGGTATCGGAAAGAGCGCTGTGGTAGCTTGGCTTATTGAGTGGGCGATGTATACCCGGGCAGACACAAGGGTAGTAGTAACAGCGAATACAGACACGCAGCTGAGGACAAAAACATGGCCAGAGCTTGGGAAGTGGCACAGGCTCAATATAGCGAGTGAGATGTTCGTGTATACTGCGACGTCTATGTATAGCATAGTAGAAGGCCATGATAAAAACTGGCGTGCAGACGCTATCCCATGGAGCAAAAGCAATCCTGCAGCATTTGCGGGCTTACATAATCAGGGCAACCGAATACTGCTTATTTTCGACGAGGCTTCTGAAATAGAAGATGTTATCTGGGAAGTAGCAGAGGGCGCGATGACAGATTCGGACACAGAACTTTTGTGGCTGGTTTTCGGCAATCCGACTAAAAACATAGGCCGTTTTGCGGACTGTTTAGGCAAAGAGCGGCATCGCTGGCATACTCGGAAAATAGACAGCAGGACAGTAGAGATAACGAACAAGAAGCTGCTCAATGAGTGGATCGAAACCTATGGTCTTGAGAGTGACTTTGTTAAGGTTCGTATATTGGGTGAACCTCCGAGTTCTAGTGAACTACAGTTTATAGGACGCAATGTAATAGAAGCTGCACAGTCAAGGAGCATCACAGGTAAAGACGTCGAATTTGCGCCTGCTATTATCGGCGTTGATCCTGCTTGGGGCGGGAAGGATTCAGCAGTTATCTATCTGCGCAAGGGCAACCTCAGTAAGCTGCTTTACGAAGAGCCGAAGAGCGATGATAATTTTGCCTTCGCTGAAAAGGTAGCACTGTTTGAAGATAAGTATAAAGCACAGCAGGTCAATATAGATTTTGGTTATGGACAGGGTATTTACTCTGCCGGCAAATACATGGGTCGCGCCTGGAACCTTGTAAATTCGTCCATATTGGCAAACAGTAGACAGTACGCCAATAAGCGCATGGAAATGTGGGCAAAAATGAAACAATGGCTTATAGACGGTGGCTGCTTGGATGAATTAGACAGAGAAATAGCGACAGAACTTATGATGCCTGAGGCATATGTAAATGACCGCGGGCAAATACAGCTCCAGCGAAAAAGGGATATGCCGTTCAGTCCCAACAGAGCAGATGCTTTAGCACTGACGTTTGGGCGTGAAATGAAAGTTAGCACTCCCGCGCTTGACCTGCTGAAAAGGAGCAGGCAACAAGGCAGTGCCAGAAACTATAACCCGCTGGCAAAGCTATAAGGGAGGTGAGAACAATGAGTAGCCTGACAAATAAATTGTTTGGAGCACCTGCAACTGAGGTACCTAAGGTAGCGGCAGCAGCTACAGATGTAAGTGGCAGAGCAGATGGTACAAGCGCATTAGACCAGCAGCGCAAAAACAAGAAAAAATTTAACTTCGCAGCAACACAGGGAAGCGTGACCAGCGGCGAAACATTTGGGGTGTAAGCGATGAAAACAGATGTAATGAAACTTGAGGAAGCCAAACGCATACACGATGAACTGTTTAACGCCAAGGACTATCAGAACTGCCTTGTCATGTGGCGCCGTATCCAGCAGTATCAAATACCTTTTTTGGGCGAGTTGGACGGACGAGACAAGATGATAAAGCGTGACGCAGGTATTATCGACGGCACAGCGTGGAGAGCTGCCCAGATATTCGCCGGTGGTATGACGAATGGCTCTGTTCCTCAAACTGTGGAATGGTTTGATCTGCAGTCACGCTTTGCAGAGGATGACCAGACACTGAAAGCTATTTTGCAGGATCAGAGGGATACGATCAATAAGGCGCTCAATGCCAGCAACTTCTATTCATCGATCTATAGTGCAAACCTTGAGCTTGCCTTTGGGCAGTCTCCGCGTGGTAGTTTCTTCATTCCGGATAGAGGGATGGTATTTGAAAATTATTCTATTGGGTCATATGCCTATGCGCTGGATCCGTGGCAAGAAGTGACACACTTTGCAGTCAAAAAGGAAATGAGCTTGTCTAAGATAGTGAGCAAGTTTGGACTTGGAGCTCTGCCTGAGAGACAACAGCAGGAGTACAAAGACGGGAAAAACAATGGCCGTCTTATGAAAGTCTACTGGCTGCTGACAAAGAATCCTGCTTATGACAATAAGGCACTCGGACCGAAAGGGAAACGATATGTATCCCTTTATTGGCTGGATTGCAGCGATAAGGAATTTATCCATGCAGGAGGGTTTGAGACCTGCCCGATCACGATAATGCGGTATCTGGCTATTCCTAATAGCGATTATGGCATTGGGCCTGGCTGGTTTGCTGACAGTGACAACAGGGTGATGTTTGACTTGCTTAAAGCCGCCGCAGGAAATATGGAGCTGTTCTATGATCCAGCACTACAGGCGCCGCCAGGAACTGATACGGATTATAGACCGGGTGCTGTGACAGAGGTAGATATGCAGCTGGGCAAGGTACAGTCGCTGTTCGACATAGCACCGGTATTTGACAAAGTGTATGATATAGCCGCAATAAGGGAAGACAAAATTAACGCAGCCTATAATACGAATTTATTTGCGATGCTCGAACAGCAGAAGTTCGATAATACAGGTCGTACAGCGTATGAATGGAGCCTGAGGCAGCAGGAGAAGATGCAGCAGCTCACACCGGTTGTAACGCGTATCAATACAGAGGTACTAAGCCGTGACATAAAGCGGGTGTATGGTATCTATACGCAAAACGGTGTCTTTGAAATGCCGCCTGAATATGATGGTATGGAACTGGAAATCGAATATGTATCCCCGCTGGCAAAACTGCAGAGGATGAGCGGAGTACAAGATTATGAATCAGCGCTGGCAGCAATAGGCCAGACGGCGCAGCTCAAGCCGGGTGTAGTGAATATGCTGAACGAAAGCGTGTTCTTGCGTAAGTGGATAGATGATCTGGGCGTTAAGAGTGAGATACTCTACACGGATGAGGAATACGCCGAGATCCAGCATCAGCAGGCTCAGGCGGTTCAACAGCAAGAACAAATGCAGGAAAGCATGGCAGTAGCCCAGGCATTGCCAAATGTTACGCAGGCTGCCGCCAATCTTCAGGAGATGGCAGACAATGGCAGTGTAGCGCCGCTGGATAACTTGCTCAGCAGTTTGCGGGGTGGCATATGATGCAGGCGAGAAAAATAGCAAAGTTAAAAGAACTGGAAAAAAAGGAGGCCTGCGACGACTTTTTGAAAGCGCAGGCCAGACCAAAGGATAAAGAAGCGTATGAGTTTCTGCTTAGCGATGAACGTGGCAGATGGTTTTTAACTAAACTTTTGGTAGCAAATTATTATTATACATCTACCTTTACCGGCAATGCTGATACCTACCGAAAGGAAGGTGCTAGAAAGGCAGTGCTTGCGGTAACGGATGAGATACGCAAACTGGGAGAAGAGGGAGTACTGCAGCTTCTTAGAGCTGAGGGAGAACGCTTCGCCTGGATACGCGAACAAGAAGCAAACTTTGAAAGGAGCTACAAAGATGGAAGAAACAAATAACCTCAACAATAACATGAATGAGGAACAGCCGGCAGAGCCTGTACAGGAACAGCAGAAGGAAACAGAACCGGTGCAGGAAGCCGAAAAAGAGCCGGTGCAAGAGCCCGCACCCAAGCAGGAAAAGGAACCTGATAAGGCGGAAGATACACCCAAGCAAACAGTTGATGAGACTTTTGTAAAGTCTAAACTCACTGAGCAGTTAGGGGATTTGGCAACGCCGGAGCTTGTGACAGAGTGCATAGAACAATTGAATACTATCGGGATTACTGATCCTGATATGGCAAAGAAAGCTCTCGATTATGTATGTAATGCGAGGGCTAATTTTATGACTGCTAACACTGAAGAAGCGTTAAAACATTTCGGGGCTACATTTGACAACGTAACGCCGGAATACCAAAAAGCGATCAGTGAGGCCAGTGTGACTATGAACGCACTGGAAAGTAAAATCCCCGGGCTAAAGCAAGTCATAGATAGAGCCGGTATTCAAGGCAATATCAAGATCATTCAGCTCATGCAGGCGCTGCATCCTCTTGTGGGAGAGGATGGGAACCTTATGAGCGGTGGTACGGGTGCTGTAAAAGCATCTTCCAGTCTGGCCGATATTATGTTCGGCGACTTAAATAAGAAGGAGTGATTTAAATGGCAGAAGTAGTAGAAAAACTTAATCCAACAATTCATGACGTGATGGCGGTGATGTCCCCTGATGGGCAGCTAAAAGAAAACGCTATCGTAAATCTCCTGGCTGAGACCAATGAGATTTTGGAAGATTCTGTGGTAGTAGAAGCCAACAATGGAGACAGTAACAAAGAGGTAATCAGTACTTCTCTTCCCGGTGAAGCGCTGCGTTATTATAACGACGTAATAAAACCAGAGCCTGGCAGCTTTGCTGCGATGACTGATTTTAGTGCAATGTTCTACCGTCCTGTAGTTATCGACAAGGCGTTGTACGAGTTGAATGGTATGCGGAACCGTTTCCTGCTGGCGCAGTCCCGCCCGCAAATCGAAGCAATCAATCAGGCAATGGCCCGCAGCATGATTTATGGCGGTACTGCTGACGGCAAAGACCGTATGCTGGGACTGGCAGAACGTTATAACACACTGACCCGTAAGACTGACGGCATTCTGCCCGAAACCGCAGAATATGTGTTAGATGCAGGAGGTACAAGCGCTAACCTTACTTCTATCTGGTTCGTGGTATGGAGCTATGATAATGGCGTATATACTTTCTATCCCAAAGGAACTAAGGCAGGTCTGCAGCAGGGTGCAGTCGTTGAGGACGATACTATGGCAGTAGGCGGTGGCTATATGCCGGGTATCAAGACTTCTTTCAGCTGGGCTTCCGGCTTGGTGGTAAAAGATTTACGTCAGGTAGTGCGTATCTGCAATATTGATATCAACACTATTGAAAGCGGCAAACTTATCAGCCTGATGATCGAAGCATCTGAGCGTCTGCACAACACCAGCACTGGCCGTCCGGCAATCTATATGAATCGCAAGGTAAGAACCAAGCTGCGTCAAGACATCGTGGCTAACCGTCAGCTTGGAGCGATGTTTGATTATTCCAGTGCCAAACCGAGATTGGAAGGTATTGAGGGACGCAAAATCATGAGCTTTGACGAAATGCCTATTCGTCGTGTAGATCAGATTCACATGAATGAAGCGCGTGTTATTTAATATAGGCCGCATTATGCGGCCTTAACTACTAAATTTATAGGAGTGATAGATTATGAAATATGATGTACAGGCAGCAAATGCAATCGCAGCCGATTATGCTGCAGGCGACTTGCCAAAGATTATCGATACTGGAGCTTCTTTCTCCAATACTATTTATCCGAATGCCCAATATGGAGTATCTCTTGATGGTTTAGCTACAGCTGACGTGACTGTGACTGTGAGCGCAGGCAATAATACAGATGGCACAGGTAAGGAAGAACTTTTTAAAGTTACGGTCAAAGAAGGAAGCCGACTTGGTTATGCTCCTATCCCGACTATTCCGGGACGTTATATCTTTGCGTCTGCAGCAGGTGAGTATAGCGGTAAGATTACAGCAGGCATCGTATACGGTGTTGCTTCTCCCATGGGGGTTGGCCTAAATGTCTAAATATGTATGTACTAAATACTGTCAGGCAAGAGTTAATGGGCAGATCAAGAACTTTAAGCCGGGAGATATGTGTGAATTCGCAGCTAAGGATACTTTCCCGGAGAACTGCTTCAGACTAATTGCCGGAGCAAAAACAACAGTGTCTAAAAAGGACGAGTAAAGAAACTGAGCGGGCAAGCCCCGCTCTTTCTTCCAAAGGCAGCAGCAATGCTGCTTCTGGAAGAGGGAGGTAATATTATGCAATATTCAATAGTCGACATATGCAATTTAGCACTTGTTCAGCTGAAAGTACGGCCTATAATCGGCCTTAAAGACGGAACAGAAGAAGCCAGGCAATGTGATAAAATGTTCCCGTTTGCACTTAGCCAGCTGCTGGCCATGAGTAATTGGAGTTTTGCAAAAATTAGAAGAACAATAAGCAGGCTTGATGTAAAGGCGCTTGATAAAAGCTATCTGCCAAAGGAAAAGCTGAACTACTTCAAGTATCCAAGTGACGCTGTAAGAATCAGGAGCGTTATTTTAGATGGCAGGGTGTTTGAATGGGATAAACCTGAAAATGATAATGGGTACGAGATAATGAGCGTCAAAACAAAAACGCCGCAAGAATCGTTTATACAAGTATTTGCGACTAAGGCAAGACATTTGGAAATTGAATATACCAGGTACATAGACAATCCGCAGTTTTGGCCGCCGCTGTTTGCTGAGGCAGTTGTACGCTATCTGGCCTATATGCTTTCTACTGTAGTTAGCGGGTCTTCTGGAAGTGCGGAGACGCAGTACCAATTGTTCCAGCTGGCCTTTGCCAAAGCATCTGCCGGCAATAACAATGAACGTAAACAAACATTACGTCCGGAACCTAAGATTTTTAGGGGGTGCTGGTAATGTACAGGGATCTGCTTAATAACTTCACCGGTGGTATAGCGTCGCCTGATGTGCTGTCTCGGCTTGATATGGATAAATATAGAACCTTCTTAAAAGATTGTGTAAATGGAACGGTAAAGCCTTATGGCAGTATTTATAAGCGGATGGGGACAACTAATAAAGGCACGACGGCAAAGAATCAGAAAGCAAGAATAATAGCATTCAGCCAGCCTACAACTGACTATATGCTGGAATTTACAGATCGTTACTTAACAGTAAGATACAAAGGTGAAAAGGTTAGAGAACTTGAATCTCCGTTTTCAGAAGCAAACATAAAAAAGCTTAAGTTCATAAAATCGGCAGATACGATGTTTCTGGTCTGTGGTGATCTGCCGATTTATCAGCTGAAAAAAGACGGCGAAGAGTGGAGCTTTGAGGAATTAAATATTAAGATACCTCCGTTTGGAGAATTGGTGGATAATACATCGTCAGTACAGAAATACACAGCTCCAGGCAATTATATTTTTAAAGCAACGGAAACAGGGCTGCATACAGTGACAGTTGCCGGAGCTGGAGGAGGCGGCAGCGGTGTAGCCAGAAAAGCAAGCGATAAACAGAGTTCAGGCGGTAATGGTGGACGTGGTGGTCTGCATACTTTTGAAATTGAATTAACAAAAGATGCATCATATGACGTAATTGTTGGTGCGGGTGGTAAAGGCGGTGCTGTGCACTATGGAGAGGGGTACGGCAATGCTGGCGGTAACGGTGGAAGCAGCAGCGCTTTTGGCTACACCGCTCAAGGTGGTGGAGGGGCAACTGCAGCTTATAGCGTTAACTATGGTGCAAGGGACGGCTCGGCTGGTACAAGCTATGGATATGGTGGCGAAGGCGGTGCGAAAGGAGTTGCTTATTCAGATGCAGCATTGAATGGCAGTGACGGTTCGGATGGATGGGTGATAATAACCTATAACTATGATGAACAGACAGTACTTTATCCAAGCGGAACGTCCGGTATAATAACGCTCACATCTAATCAGCCATTTTTTGAAGAAGGTATGGTTGGAGATAGCATTAAACTTTATCAGGAAATTGCAACCAAAACTGCTGTTAATTCTTCCGGTGGGGAAGGAACAGGATCATCTTTGTTCGTGGGCGACAGCTGGAGTTTGCGAACATCTGGTATATGGAGCGGTACTGTAACACTGATGCGATCTAAAGACAATGTCGAATATATTGATTATGCAACATATGTGTCTAATAACGATGACTATAACGCCAGCGACAGCGGTTCGGTAGACCGTGAGGATGCATATTATTTTAAAGTGAAGTTTGCAATTACCAGCGGAACATGTACTGTAACCTTAACAAGCTTTAGCTATACGGCAGAAGGGATAATAAAACTGACAGAGGTAACAAGTGCTACGGAGGCAATTGGTACGCTTATACGTTCGCTTGGTTCTACAGACAGTATAGATGAGTTTGCTTTATCTGAATTCAGTTCAACGAGAAAGTACCCTTCCTGCATAGAGTTCTTTCAGGATCGCATGGTATTGGCCAATACAGACAGCAAGCCTAATGGTCTGTGGCTAAGCAAAAGCAGTGATTATACTAATTTTGATGAACAGATAGAAGATGGGAATCTCACCGATGACAGTGCCATTAATACAAGCGTTATAGCCAGAAATGATTATGCAATAAAAAATTTGATCGCATTTCAAGACCTGTGCATTTTTACAGGCGAAGATGAGCGAATTATTTCAGGTTCGAGCGTGGTAACCCCGGCTCAGATCAGTATCAATACGCAAACAGGATGGGGAAGCAGTGAAGCTCATATCCCGTTTGTAGCAGACAATAGGGTTCTGTACATACAAAGTAACGAAGCGTATATAAGGGATTTTTCTTATAACTATGCTATGGATAGATATGATGGCACAGAGCTGACTTTGATGGTACATCATTTGCTGAATGGTAAAAAGATAGTTGATTATACCTACACTAAATATCCTGATAGTTTGATTTACCTGATACTGGACGATGGCTCGATGCTTTGCCTGACTTATATGCTGCAAGAAAAAGTGTTCGGCTGGACGAGGTTTGTCACACAAGGAAGCTATATTGCTGTAGAGACGATAAAAGAAGATGATACAGACGTTATTTATTTTGTGATAGAACGTGACGGAACTTATTACATTGAACGTCAGGAACTGGATCAGTACACCGAGGATCCGGCTGATTATTGTATGCTGGACAATGCAGATATATTCGAAAACAATGACGGATCGAATATAGTTATTGAGCGTTTCGCAGGGAAAACCGTTTGGGTAATGACCAGCGGTGATAGCTTCAATGTGAAGGAGCAAACCGCAGGTGAGGATGGAAAAATAGAGATCGAGCCTCCATTAAAAGGTGTGTATTCTAAGATAATAGTCGGTCTTGGGTATGAGTTTTCTATGACTATCCCTGAGACACATACAACTATTAAGAGTACTGGCAGCATAGTAGACCAGTCACGATGCTTAAATTCTGCTGTAGTACGGTATTATTTGAGTTATTCAGGTTACGTCTACAGTAGAAACAAAGACAGAGCTGTTCCTTTGATAAGTACACTGGATGGTGGAGGGAAAAGCCAACTTGACGAAAATTTCAGCGTTAAACTGTTGAGCGCAACTCAGAAAGTGATACTTGAACAGAACAGTGCGAGAGCAGATGAACTAACTATATTTAGTGAAGATCCTTACCCGCTGCGAATAATGTTTGTAGCGCGAGATGTGGATGTGAATGTCAGATGATAAAAATAAAGACGTATAGTGAAGATTTGTACGAAGATGTGGTCAGGGTATTTGCTAATGCTCGTGTAAATGACAGATTGATTTTTGGCAATGATATTGAAGCGGCAGTGAAACTACATATAGAGAGATCCTGTGAGATGAATGTTGCATACAATGATGAAGAGCCTATCGCCATATTTGGTCTAACAGACAGGATACCGATAGGTGCTTATAGATATCAAGCATATGTAGTAGGTACTGACAGGTTGTTTGGATGCAGAAAGAGCTTTGTAAGTATTGGAAGAGAAATATTAAAAGGCTGGCTTGAAAAATACGGTCGGCTTTATATCATGACTTGGCACTTTTATAAGCAGAGTTTTACTATGACAAAAGCGTTTGGGTTCAAGTTGAAAATGAACCTTGGCGATTTTGATATTTATGTGAAGGAGGGCGAGTGATGGGAGCGTTATTTGCAGTAGGCTCAGGATTGATGACATATATGTCAGGACAGCAGCAGGCAGCAAGTTATGATGCTCAGGCTCAGGCGCAGGAACAGAATGCTGCTATAGCAGAACGAAACAGGCAGACGGCAGCTGATCAGGCTGCACGTCAGCAGCAGGAAGCGCGACAAAGATATAATCTGGTACAGGGACAAAATACTGCGGCGCTTGCTGCGGGTGGTCTTGAATCTGGAAGCGGTTTAGGCTTGGCTTTTGGAAGAGCAAACGCAAATGCTTTTGAAAGAGACTCTCGAACAATAAACGAAAACCTGGCGAATATCGATCTTAACTACCGGCAGAATATATATAATGCACAAGCTGCAGCAGCGAATTACAGATCTGCAGCTAAGATGACAAAGAAGATAGGATTGCTGGGAGGGATTATGACGACAGCACAGGGGCTTTTCAGTTCTTCCTTGGGAGGAAAAGCAAGTAAAGGCACTGATAACTTTAGCCTTGATCCATATGATTTGACTAATGCAAGCCGTGGCAAGTCAATGACATTTGGGTTTTATAACAACAAAAGGCAGGGATTTTAGGGGGTGATAATGTGAGCGTGACAACTACGGCGACAAAGATAAGCTATGAATATAAGCCTGACACCTTATATTCTCTGCCGTTTGACTACCAAAGTGCAGAAGATGTGAAGGTCAGTTATAAAGATGCTAACGATGTGGAAGTACTTTTAAATTATGGCACTGATTACACTGTAGAAAATCTTATGGTTACTGTGAATGCAAGTTTGCCAGAAGGAACTATTTTAAAGTTTTATAGGCAAACTGGTATTGTGCAGCCTACAGTATTTCCGCCACAGGTGCTAACACAGGCGTACGAGGTTGCGATAGACCGGAATACGATGTGTATTCAGGAAATAAAAACCGATTTTGGCGAACTGCGCGAAGAGGTTGAAGAGTTTGAAGAAAAAACAACCGAGAGAATTGAGAAGTTTGAGGATGCTGCTGAGGAAGTAATATCTAAAGCTCAGGAAAGTGCGGACGCTGCAAAGAAGTCTGAAACAGCTGCTGCAGAAAGTGCTGGATCTGCTAAGGAAGATGCAGAAAAAGCAGAAGACGCAGCAGAGCGTGCAGAAGATATTTTACTTCGTTTTGAAAGCGGAACTATTACAAAAGAGTTTACGGCATCAGATAGCAGATGGACTGAAAGTAATGGCATGTGGCGTCTTACTATGGCAATGGGGAACAGCAGACTTATTGGCGTCTATAAGGAAGTCAAAAAGCCGCAGTATGAAATGGTACTTACTGGCGTATATATGGATTCAGTAAACACTATTATCGAAGTCCCCGAAAGATTTACAGGCATCGTTATACTGGCGTCGCTGACTAAGAAAACCGGTGACAAAGTATATATCAAAAATTTTACTGAAGAAGATTTTACAAAGGTTGGCAGCGATTCTGTACTGACCATATCTGCCGAGGAACACCAGGCAGGGAGCAGTCCTATCATCGTCAGCTTAACAAAGACCATTGATGGTGTTAGCTATCCTTATTATGCTAATACTGGCGTAGATAATAACGGTAACGTTGTTATAAATGTGAGCGAAGCGTTCACAGGAAAAATAATTTTGGATGGAGGTTATTTACAATGACTGTAGAAAAAATTGGAACTGGAACGCAGCGTGAAAGAGATGCTGCGATAAACGCTAATTTTGAAGCGTTAGATACTGGTAAGCTTGATAAAACATCGGCAGATTCTGACTATGCTAAGAAGTCTAAAACTTTAAGTGGCTATGGAATTACTGATGCATATACAAAGACTGAAACTGATAATAAAATTTCTGCTGTTGTATCTTCATTACAATGGAAACCTTCTGTTGAAACATATGCAGATATTGCAACAACTTATCCTAATCCGGCAGACGGCTGGACTGTAAACGTAAATGATACGGATATAACATATCGTTATACTGGTTCAAGTTGGATTGCTATTTCTGCAAACTCCATTCCTATTGCTACTTCTGACACAGACGGCAAAATGTCCGCTGCAATGGCAGCTAAACTGAATGGTATTTCTGAGGGGGCTAATAATTACACGCTTCCTGCTGCAACTGCAAGCGTATTAGGCGGTGTAAAAATCGGTTCTAACATTAATATCAATAGTGATGTTATTTCAGTAAATAATGCGTCTACGACCCAAAAAGGTGTCGTGCAATTAATAGATAGCTCAGTTACAGAAGATTACACCAAAGCTCCAACTGCCGCAGCTATGAAAAGAACATGGGAGTTAGCTTCCGGTAAACAAAACCCTGAGACGACATTATCCGGCTATGGAATTACTGATGCTTATACGAAAACCGAAGTTGATAATAAAATAACAGAAGCTGTTGCCGGTGCTGCTGCAGTACTCAAAACTGAATTTACAGCAAGCAGCGCTAACTGGGGAACATTATCAGACGGCTACTATCCATTTACTTTAGCGGCGTCAGGAAAACACTTCTTCGGCATGTACAGAACTAACGGCAGTACATATGAGAGTGTTATGGTTGATGCCGTTGAAAGCGGCAGCAATATTATAATTCAAAGTACGGAAAAGTTTGCCGGCTTTATTCTGACGATTTGAGGTGAGGAAAAATGGGACTTGAGGGATTAGTAACAGTTGAAAAAATAAGAGCTGCAATCAATGCATCACTATCAGGTCTGAGTAACTCTAATGCAACGATTACTATAACAAAGAATGATGGTACAACTAGTACTATTACCATTAACAATGTAGCTAATGCGACTACTGCAACAAAACTCGGAAGCAGCACTGTAGGCAGTGGCGTAAAGGCAATTTATCTTAATGCAGGTACGGCAACTGCGAGTAATAGTACTGTGGGGAACAGCAACACGCCGGTGTACTTAAACGCTGGCACTATAACAGCTTGTGATGCAAGTATTGGTTCCGGTTGGACTGTTTCAGAAGGGTTGGCAGGTTGGGCGCGAGAAAATACCACTGGCTTCACCATCCAGTGGTGGGTAGGGAATACTGATGCTACATATAGAAGCATTACTTATCCTAGAAGTTTTTCAACTTTGTATTATGCAAACGTTATAGCGTCCAGCAACTGCGAAACATTTGTTACAGGTGTTAGTAATACCAGTATTAGTTTTTGCCTATGTGATGGTTACAATGATGATCGCTGGGACGGTTCACAGCCTTGTAGGCTTTATGCTTGTGGCTTGACTTAACTTATGCCAAACGCTACATACCTTTGTCCTTGTCCTGGTGATCCAATGGTGAAACCATTGTTAGAGATAGATGTTACAGTTACTTGGTTCTTATATAATGGTTCACCTTTATTGTTATTAGTTTGCATTACAACCTGAAACGCTGTTGTAAAAGTGCGAGGAAAGGTAGTTGTATCGCCCCACTGGATGGTGAAGCCAGTGGTATTTTCTATGAAAAGGAGAACTATATGACTTACTTGATTAAATTCGATGAAACCGGCAGACGTGGGGAAACCTATGTCGCCGAAGAAAAAACACAGGAAGAAATTACAGAACTGCTTGAAAAAGGTTTTGTACAAATTCCAGAAGAAGATTATCAGCTTATTGTCGGTAATATTGATGGTCATGAGTATATACGTAAATCTGATGGAAGTTATAGTATATATGAACCTCCTACGCCTGACTTAGAAGAACTGAAGGCAAATAAACTGGCAGAGGTAGACGCTTGGACAGAAGGAAAAATCACCGGCGGTTTTACGTCTGAATGTAGTGGAGAACTGGTCAGATACGATAGCGATAAAGATACACAACTTACAATGCAGGGTATAGCCTTGAACGTAAATACTGATCGCTTTGCTGTAGAATATCCTACAGGCTGCCCTGTACGTGGTTACGCAGACGGAAGCACTGACAAAACGATCTTCTATCTTACTCCGGAACAGGTGCTCGAGTGGTGCGCTGATTTATCTACCCATATAGGTACTTGTAAGCAGGCAGGTTGGAATAAACAGGCTGAAGTAAATGCAGCTCAAAGCAAAGAGGAATTGGATGCGATTATTTTAGATTAGGCGGTGCAAAGATGGTAGAAACAGTAATGGCCGCAATAACAATTTTTAGTTTTTTATTTGGTATCGCTGGCTTTGTGTTTAAGATATGGATAATTTCTCCGTTGTCAACGGCAATAGAAAATTTGCAGAAAACTGTTGATGCTTTGTTAAATACAATAAAAGAAGAACAGACCAAAGCTACAAATATGCAGATTGAGATTGCAAAAGTAGATCAGAGGGCAAGATCTGCACATAACAGGATTGATGAAGTTGGTGAACGGTTACTGTTGGTCGAAAACAAATGTAATAACTGTGCATGTAAGGATAAGTGATATTCATGTTTGAGAAAATAAAAAACTTAATAGTCAGTGCTAGAAATAAAGTAGCCTCAATGTCGCCAAAAATAATGGCGGTCATTGTAGGCTATTTTATTGCAGTCATTTTGCTGGTCTTTACTTATTATGCAGCTTGGCTTTACATGTGGCTGTGGTTAAACAAGATTGTTATGTCCGACTTGCTGGCGCTGATACGTGAGATTACAGGCCCCGCTATGGTCGCATTTGTGACCTTTATCGCTACGAGTTTGGTCGATAAAGACGGTGATGGAGTGCCTGACAATTTAGAAAAGGAGATTGAGAGCAATGGTGACAAAAAGAATCACTTTAGATGAGCTGCGACAGTTAGCTAAAAGAGCTAGAGGTAATATTGATAAGATCTATCTACACTGGTCAGCTGGTAATTATCACCAGTTTTTTAGTGACTATCACCTAAACATTGACAGCGACGGCGCCATTATGGCGACCACAGATGATTTGACAGAATATAAAGCTCATACATGGCGGCGCAATTCTAGAGCTATTGGGATTGCTTTAGCTTGCTGTGTAGATGCTGTAGCTTATGCTGATGGTCGTGTCGATTTTGGAAATGTACCACCGACAGAGTTGCAGATAGATAGTATGGCGAAAGTTGTAGCTGTATTGTGTGAGGAGCTTGGATTGGACATTAATGCCGATACCGTAATGACGCATGCAGAAGCAGCAGACTTAGACGACTATGGACCAGCGACAACCTTTGAGCGTTGGGATTTATGGAAATTACCAGATATACCAGGCGACGGCGTGCTAAAGCTAGGCGGTGATGTTATTCGTGGCAAGGCTATCTGGTGGCAGCAAAACTGGTAAAAGTAGTTGTTGTAGAAAATGCAATACCTTTAATTTGAAGGTAGTTTTAAAGGTATATAGGCAATATGTTTACTGAATAAAGGTGTTAAATAGAAATGCGCTATTTTGAGTATTTTATTCGATAAAATATTCGCGAAAAACGTACAAAAATATTCGATTGAAAGGAGGCGAATGGTAATGATAAAAGTAATGACTTTTTTGAAAGAGGCGGCAATTGTAGTAAAAGAGCAGCCGGGGGTATGCTTTGCGATCCTGGTGCTGGGCTTTGCTTTGGGAGCTATGCATAGCTGGTTCGGTCTGTGATCTCGAAATAACTTTGCTCATATTCAGCTTGTGCGCCGAGAAAGAACTGTTGCAAAAGAAAATAGTAAGGCAACGGTCTAAAACGGCGCACGTGGCTAATATGACTGTAAAAACAGGAAAATAATATACATGGAGTGAAAATCGTGTATGAAAAAATATATAATCATCGGTATTGGATTATTGTGGTCATTATTATTGCTTGTATCGCTGCCTGCTGTATGTTCTGCGGAGGAACTTCCGGAGACAATAACGATGTCTCGGGAACAGTTCAACGAATTACAGACGATAATAAACAGACAGGAGAATCTATTGACCGAGCTGTCGAACATGTCGGCAGTGCAGGAGATGAACTCGAGCGAGCTGAAGAAGCTAATCGAAGAGCAGCGTTTATCCTATCAGAAAATCAAAAGCGAGCTAACGAGTGCGCAGGAATCATTATTGAACTCCAAAAAAACAATAGCAGAGCAAAACAAATCCTTGCAGACGTTGAGCGAGCAAATAAAGAAAGAACAATCCAAAAGTGAGCTTAAGCAAAAACAAAAGGCTTTATGGGGATTTATCGGAGGGGCATTAGTTGGAGCGATAGCAGCGAGCAGGTGATTATATGGATAATTGCCGATTGCAGGCAAGAGATTGGCTTTCTCGATCTACCCGTAAGGAATTTGAAGCACAATAATCCAGGAAGCCAAGTTAACGCCACGGCAGATGGAAATTATTGAACTGAAGTTTATTCACGATCTCAAAAATTATCAAATAGCAATGCGAATAGATACGTCAGTGCAAACGGTCGAAAGAGATTTGCGGCAGGCGTATAATTCGGTTAAGAGAGTATTAAAGGCGGTCACATGATAAGTGTGACTGCCTTATTTTTTATGTCTTGGTGAGGGAAATATGAAGGAATGTTGACGGATTATAAAGGCTGATTTAAGCGATAATTTAAGTAAGAAACGGAGGCGATAACAATGTATGGAATAAATCCCTACGCTCCTGTAAATCCTGCAATGGCGGGAGTGACACAGCAGCGTTTAGCCAATTACCAATCACAAATGCCGCAGATGTCTACATATCAGCCACAGCAGTTTGTACCGCAGCCACCTATGCCTTTGATGATGAAAGGACGTACAGTAGCCAGCTTAGACGAAGTAAAGGCTGCTCAAATTGATTTGGATGGAAGCCTTACATATTTTCCTTGCCCGGCAGACAGCTGCATATATGCAAAGTATATTGATATGAATGGGATGCCGGTAATACAAAATTATAAATTGTCGCTTGAAAAAGAGCCGGTTCCGAAGAGATACGCTGATGCGGAATTAGTTGAAGCTCTGCAGCAAAAAGTAAATTCTTTAGAACGATATGTGAAGGGGGAGACAGTAAGTGCAAATGAATCCGTTGACAATGATGCAAATGTTTAACCAAATCAAGGGCAGCAATAACCCTATGGGTATGATGCAGCAAATGTTTGGTAATAACCCTATGTTCGGGCGTGCTATGGAAATGGCACAAGGTAAGTCGCCTGAGCAGCTAAAAGAAACTGTTATGAATCTTGCAAAACAACGTGGTATTGATCCGCAGCAAGCTCAGCAAATGCTTTCTCAATTTGGTATTAAAATCTGATCGGTGGCCACCAGATGATTTTAAACAATAAATTTAAAGGAGATGTTCTATATGACTATGGAAGGTAGTGGCGTAATGCCTGTATATGATCTGAATAACCGTACCGCAGCAGCAGACGGCGCCGGGTTTGGCGGCGGCTGGATGTGGGTAGTAATGTTATTCTTCCTGCTTGCCTGGGGCGGCGGTGGATTCGGTGGTTTCGGAGGCGGCGCTAATGGTGCTGTAAATACTTTGACTAATGAATTTCTTTATACCAATCTGAATAGTACTTTAGATCGTGGTTTTAATCAACTCGCAAATCAAAACTTCGGTATTCAAAAAGACTTATGTCAAGGCTTCGGCGGTGTTCAGGCTGCTATTGCTCAGTCCACCTTCGCTGCTCAACAGTGCTGCTGCGAAACCAATCGTAACATTGACGCGGTTCGTTACGAGAATGCTAAAAACACTTGTGACATTACCTCTGCTATTCATGCGGAAGGTGAAGCAACTCGCGCATTAATGACTGCGAATGTTATGCAGGAACTGCGTGACCAACTGCAAGCTGCTCAGCTGCAACTTGGAACTTTGGCTCAGACTTCTAACATCATTAATGCGGTACGTCCGTTCCCGCAGCCGGCTTACATCACTTGCAGCCCGTATCAATCTGCAACCGGTGTTTATGGCTGTGGCGGTTGTGGCACCGTGTAATTCCGCTTAAAGCGTGACTATTAACAGGGGAGCTGTCACGCTTCCCTGTTTTTTATTAAGGAGATGAAATAAAAATGGCAACGTGTAATTGCAGGACGATTTTAACAACCGATGTAGCGGTTACAGGGAATAACCTTGTATTAACTATTCCGGAAGGAACTTATGTAAATTGTGAGAACTACGTTATTCGAGTAGCTCAAGATATTCCTTCTACAGCGACAAATTTGATGCCGGTAGTAATTCAAATCGGTACGGCAGCAACGCAGTACCCGGTACTACGCAAATGCGGTCATCATTTATATGCTAATCAGATAAGAACACGCAGAAATTATATTTTGAAGGTAGCAGCAGATACTAGCTCATTTGTGCTTATTTGCGGCTATATCTGCGCATATAACTGCGGTGCTGTAGCAAGCTTGCCTGTGCCTGTTACGCCTACTGCTGCTGTAGCAGAGAGCAAAAAGGCGGTGAGCAAAGATGCATAAGTACGTGGAATACCTTGAAAAGATTGCCGGTGATCGGGAAAAAGAAAAAGAGCTTGTTGAAATAATCAGCGAAGCTCTTGAGAGAATTAAAAAGCATTGCCCCGATGAATTTTATGGAGCTATGTACAAAATCCATTGCTTGATCTGCGGCCCGCACTTTGATGACCGTTTAGCGGAGAAAGCTGTTTCTCATATGAAAAATGTCGATGGCACTCATGGTGAGCACTGGAGCATGGAGCAAACAAATTCTCTTGCTGCTAAGCATGACATTAAAGAAAAGGCTGACTTCTATTATGTAATGAATATGATGCATAGTGACTACGCCGATGTCTTAGGCAGTGATGTAGGAACGTATGTAAAAATGGCTAAAGCATATATGGAAGATCCTGATGCAGCAGAGGGTAAAGTTTTCTGTACATGGTTGGGACAAATGCGTCGAAAAGAAGAGTAA